TATTTGTAATAAAAAAGAGAGAGTATCACTAATGACACTCTCTCCATTTGGATATATTAGAATGATCCACCTGTAATTGGGTTTCTCATAACAATCTTAAGGACTTTAGTTGGATCCTTAACCCAGATAGCTGGCATTGTTTGAGACATCATTACACGGTATCCATTGAATTGTCCAGAAGACTGGAATCCTTGTGTACGTCCCATGTAATCCATAGTACCGTTTTGATACCACCACTTCAATTGATTATCCCAAGACAACTTCAATAGGTAGATATTGTCATTAGTATTATCAGTGATATCAAAGATGATAAAGCTATAAGAAGACAATGGGAAACCATCAATGATTGGGTTCTCAATATCATTAGTATGAACATTGTCAAATGCCGGGTTCAATACAAACTTAACATTAGCCAAGAATGGAATAACATAAGATGTATAAGCAAATCCAAAGTTCAAGTCCATACCTTTACCGGTGATTGCACCAATATCAGCAGCTTGGATCAACAAACCAGAAGATACTGCTTCACGTTTAATGGCCTCATTAACCATACGCATACCACCCATACCAGTTTGAACTACTAGTGAACGCTTAGGATCCGGACCTTGGAACTCAACCTTACCATTGAAGAAGTTGTAGATTTCTCCACGGAACAAATCCAATGTAAAGTTATTCTTGTTGTATACTCTTTTGAAAGAGTTATCCAACTGTTTCCAAAGACCCACAGACATTCTGATATCATCTGGACCATCTTGTTTAACACGTCCACCATGTCCCCACATCAAGTAAGTCTCAATGTCAGATGCAATTTTGCTCAAGTGAGCTGCTTCCATGTTAGTCAAGAAAGTTCTAGAAAGATCACCATTGTCAAATGCTTTCTTCACTTTATCTTTACCCATTACTTTAACCATATCTTCCAAAGATGTGATTGATGGGTCAACATTTTTGTCAAATGTGCGCCAGATTTCAGTTACAGGAACTGTACCATCAGCATTCATTCCTCCTTTGATCATCAAGTCAGCACGAGATGAAATAGAGTAATGTACGTGAGCTTCAGCACCACCTACATAATTGTAGAACTCACGGAAACCTGTTTTAGTGATGATGTCAGAGAATCTTTCACCATACTCTCCACGAGCGGAACCTTTACGGAAAACTTTAGTACCATTTGACAAGTACTTGTTTTCTAAGTATTTGTAGTTGTCATTGTTTACCAACTGTACAGTATAGATGTAACCATCCCCAATTGGAAGAATGTCTTCATCTGTAATGTACATCTCAACACCATTATACTTGTCATAAGTAATGATATCACCATGACCAAACTCACGTCTGCTCAATTTGATGCGGAATGTAGTACCATCTACACCCTTAAATGTGTTGCTTGGTTCAATATCCTCAACAATGTAAGGAAGCTCATTAGATACAGGTGTTTGCCACTTGTACTCACCACGAGCATTATCAACCATAATTACATTCTTTCCACCAAAGCTAGACATTTGGTAAAGAGGCATTTCCACCTTTTGAGCCATAGCCCATAGGTCTACTGGACCAAGGTCCATTGGTTCTGCATCTTTCAACATGTTAACCAAGTGGTAAGAATCTACGTGTGAACTAGCATTGTAGTTGGTATCCCGTAGAAATATACCATTGTTTAAAACTGGAGTTGCCATTTTTATTTGTTTATTTTAAATTGTTACTAATTAAAATCCTCTCTTAAACATATTGTTTTGACGAGAGATTGTTCTTTGTGGTTTATTATTTGGTTTTCTCTTAAAATCATCATCATCTCTTTGACTAGATGAACCAAGTTTTCTTGCTTCTTCAGTCTTTAATTGTCTTACTACTTTTTCTGTAGCTACTTTAGTACCTTGATCTTTAATCTTATTTCTGTATCCATCCGGATCAGATAGTAACCAAAGAGCTTCTGCAATCAGATCATGTCTTGGTTCAACAAATTGATATTTCTCCAATAGGTGTCCCAATAAGTTTGTTTGTTTACCTGAAATAGATGGGTAATTAGGTTGGACTAATCCAGAGTACAAAAGACCTTGAGTTTTTCTATCCAATTTAATTCCTCCAATTTCTCCTTCAAGTAAAGTGTTGTATACACTATCAGTATAAGCTTTAGCTTGTTTAGCCTGTTGTTCTTTTTTATACTCTTGTTCAGCAAGTTGACGTGCAACAATTTCTTCTTGCATTCTATCTAACTTAGGTTTGAACTGATGTGCTTTTTGACCTAGCTTGTCTATATCTTTCCAAGTTTCAATTTCTTCTTCAATTTCTTCTGGTGTACCAAAATTAGTTGCGTAAAGATATTGTCTTGCAATTTCTGCTTGATCATATTCATCATCAGGATCTAATTGACGCATTTCTTCAACTTGAGCAAGAGTTCTAAATAAACCTTTAAGATCTTGACCACCGTCAGCAACATATTTTGCAGCTAACTGAAGCTCTTCAGGTAATGCATTAAAGAATTCTTTTGGTGTATTTTCTTTAACTTTTGCCTCTCTTTCTTGGAAGTTTGCTTCAAATAGTTCTCTAAAGTCTTTAGTAGTATACTCCTCCAATGGTTTGTCATCATCAAAAGGAATAAGCTCACCTTCCTCAATCATTTTTTGAGCAAGTTCTAATAGGCCTGACTTATCAACTTTAGGTCTTCCTTTATTACCTGCATCCTCTTCTTGAGAAATAAGACTATCAAGCTCACTAATAGTTTCCTCAACTTCTAATTTCTTTTCCGCAGCTTCTTGCCTTTCTTCAGCACTAGCTGTTGGTTTGTCAATGAACGTAGTGTCAATATCACCTGCCTTTGAAAACAAAGACTTTTTTTCTTCAGCCTCTTCATCTGATGGAAGCATTACACTTTCAGCACCAGGGGCTCCGAAGAGAGCATCAATATCAACTTCTTTTTGTTCTACCGAGGTAGATTCTATCACCTGCTCTTCAGGTAATTTGTTGGTTTCTTCCATTGTTGTTGGTTTTATGATATATTATAATATACAAATAAATTTTTTAAATTTAACTAGACCCCTAGAAGTTTTTTGCACTATATGGCTACAAATTACTTTTTAGTATTATCTTTTTTAGAATCAAATCTATTTTTATTAGTTCTAGCTATTTCTAATTGTTTATCTGCTATGTCTTCTTGTACTTGCAATTTCTTTTCTTCAATGCTCATTTTTTGAGCATGTCTAATACTATCCTCAGATTGCTTCTGTCTTTGTAGTTCCATCTGACCTTGATATTGCTCTGTTTGTCTAATATCTTTCATTGCATCTTGGAAATCAGACATTTCATTTTTATTGATATCTTGCATAGCACCAAAACCGGCAGATCTAATTTCAGCCACAGTAATATCTTTTTGTATCATTCTATTGTCTCTTTCTGCAGCAGCTTGAATATCCATTTGTTTTTGTTTTTCTTGAGAAGCAAGCTGTTCTTGTTGCATTTGCTGTTGCATTTGCATTTCTTGTTGTTTTTGTTGCTGTTGCTTAGCTTCAGAATCTTTAAGAACATTATTAAGTTGTGCAATAGAGTCAGATTGAATAACTTTTCCAAGATCATAGATTGATGCTCCTGTAGTGTTATTCTGCATTGCCATGCTTTTTAATTGTTCTAGTATTGCTCTATGGTTTGCTGTAGTAGAGACAAAGATGTTCAAGTCTCTCATAAGTAAATCTGTCCCATTAATTTGGAAGTTTACTTTTTCATCATTACCTGTGATATATGTTAATCTACTAGATGGTTTTGTACTATGGTAAAATTGAGCTAAGTCAGTTCTCATCTGATGTACTCTTGGCATCAAATAATCACAGTGTTGAATAAAGAACACTTCTGTTTGGGCATATGATGCAGCAGCAGCTTGTTCAACCCCGGTTGCTGTCATCTGAGATAATTGTTGACCCATCCTTTGTGGATTCACACCAATTACTTCATATGCCTGTTGTTTAAAATGATTAGCTAATTGTATCCTTGACATCAATCTTTCAGTTTGAGATAGATCTAGTTTTTGGAAATGCTGAAAGTTTAATGCATTTTCAGTATTAGTAATTGATGTATCCAATGGTAGAATTTGGAAATTTTTCATTGCCACATAAGCATTTGCATAATTTCCTTTACCCCAATCTTCACCGAGGGAGTGTCTAGGTAAAGCATTTTGGTCAAGCAAAATAATTGTACCTAACTCATCTACAAGAATATCAGCAATTTGGTTATTGACAATGTTATATCCAATCTGGTATGGCTTCATTAAGTCAATAAGTGCGGTTGACTTAGTATTTCTATCTGAGAATACAGCTCCCTCAACCGGTAGTTTACAACCATAAAGAGTACTATCTCCTTTAAATTGGAACTTTAATGGTGAGATATGATTCTTATCTACTCCAATATATATTGGTGAAAATCCTCCAGGATTATTCATACCCCAGAATGAAGGAATATTTGGCCCAATTTTTATACCACCCCATACCTCATTAATCCAAATCCAATCTATATGCTCACCATATATTAAATTATCCTTTGTTTTATTTTTGAATAATCTAGTATCATAAATTGGTTTGTCTTCAATTTTATAATCTTCTGTTACAATTTCATTAGTAACTTCTCCGTTATCAGCAACTTTAGTAAGGTGCCCTACTTTTCTTTGTGATTTCCAATATACAGTACTTACTCTTAATAAGTATGCTGTACCTTGATCATAGTAATCCTCACCTTCAGATAGAATTTGGTTAATAATATCTCCTTGTGTTAATACACTACCATTCATTGCTGAAGTATACTGTCTGTATGCAAGAGATGGCATTTGTACGTTCCAGTCATGTGATTTAGTTCCGTCATAAAATGCACCATCATTTTGTACACCTCCAATAGTATATCCTGCAGATCTAATAGGGTAAACAGCTTCAAGTGCTTCTAACTGTTCCTGAGTCATTAAATAACCATACTTATCAATAACATCCGATGCTGTCATCATATCTGTTTTACCCACCCATTGTGATTGAGATATATATCTTGCATCTGGAGATTTGTGGTAGAATGTAACAGCCGGATTCCAAAGCTCTACTTCATAGTCATCCTCCATCATTCTAAAGTGCCAGAACTCACGGTCTGTTATAAGCATGTCCCGGAAACCTCTTTCTTCAAGCTCATCCATTTTAAATCTTTCAACATCAACCTTATGTTGATGTGCAGCCCATTCTTCTACCATTGATCTATAATCTTTCTTAAAGAAAGCTTCAATCTCAGGTAATGTTTTAAGATTTTCAGGGGAAACTGCTTGTTGAGCTTCTTCAGAATTTGGATCTAATCCTTGCTCTAATAGTGCTGCAGTAAGTTTAATTTGGGCATTAGCCATAAGAACTTCTTCAACCATCTTACGCTTTTGCTCCATCATCTCATTATATGAGAATTCATCAACAGCTCTATATGTAAGCTTAGTAGATCTTTTTGCAAATTCAGCTACTAGAACATTAATAACATTTGGAATAATAGGGTAGAACTTAAGCTCTAGTGCAGATTGATCTTCTTTAGTTAATAATTCTACAACATCTCTATAGTCATTGTCTTCTTCAACTATATAATCACTTTTATCAATAATACCCTTAGCCAACTTATAGTTTTTCATTAACCTACGAGCATTTCTTCTAATTTGCTTGAGTCCTTGCCATTCAACCCAGTCTAAATTCCAAGCTGCCCATTGTTGGTCTTTTTCATTTTTTGGTAAAAACTGTAAAGGTTGAGTAATGCTACCAATCCTATTAGGTTTAGTTTTAGCACCCTCTTTGGCCTGCATTGCGTTAATTATCTGCATAACTCTTATTTAATATTTTTAAATGGTGATTTTTTAAATGTCTGACCATTTGCAAGTTGTCCTCTCCCAATATGACGAAAAGGGTTTCTATTTAATTTAAACAAATTTTCTGACTTTTGCAAGTTTTTAGCGGCATCATCCATAATGGTTTTCTTTGCATATCCTCTATTTGACTGTTGAATTTTTACAAAAGCAACAAGAGCACAAAAAGATACTAAGCGGTCAACATTGACACCATCTGCATAAGCTTGCATTTCTTTAAGAAGCATTGGATCAGGAATCCTTTCAATACCGTACTTTGTTCTTACAATAGTACCATCAGTTTTTAATTCTTGATCTAACTCTTCTTTAGTATATTCTATGGCATAACTAAGAAGATGTGCCTTAAATAATGTACCGGTATTTTTCCAACCATATTCTTGAAATACATTAGCGTTAGCACCTAAATCTTTTAAGAACATGATTTGACTTTTAGGTACTAAGTATTTTTGTTTTTTCCTGGATATCATATACTGAATAAATAAAGACACGTTATTCTCTATTACAGTCCAAGCATTATACCACTCTATTATAAGTTCTAACTGCTGATGTGTTTTATTAATATCATCATATCTACCACACCAAGCAGCAACAATTTTATCTTGTTCTATATATGTTTCTGTCTCAACTCCTGATCTTTTAGTAACCTCTACAGAAGCTTTCATTACATAAATAGAGCACAATGATTCAGATGTAGTTGTTTTTCCTTCAGACACCGGGTCAATAGAAGCATAATACATTCCAAATTCAGGATCTTTTACAGGTCTTTCCCAAACTACTAATACACCTGTTTTATCTTCTGTTTTTTTAGATATTGGAAATTCTGTAATGGGTCTTTTATTAGAAGTCTTTACAGTTGGTTTTCCATTTTCATCTGTGCTTATATCTAAAAATTCATACGGGTATTCTTTATCTTCTATTCTTCTTGATTGAGCATTTAGCAAGTGAGTTGGGAAAACAGATACAGTTCTATTTGCAAATGCTTCTTCAATGTTTCTAGGGTGCTGAGAAATTCTTAACTGATAGGTTTCTGGGTCAAGTTCTTTTTTCCAAATTTCAAACTGTTCATCAAGAGCTTCTAATGCTTCTTCTACAAGTGAATTACCATACTTATCAATATACGGAGGCATAGACCATTGTTCAGGAATAAATAAACCTGACATACCTATAGTTCCTTTAGAATCAATTAAATTAGATTCAACAGCATATATATCATTATCAGAAGGTTTAATTATCATTTTACGCAGTGG